GTTACGCTGGATAGCAGCGAATCCTGTTGCCATTGTTTCATACTCCTAAATGATCCTCGGTTAGTATTAAGAAGTTCATCTGCCTGTCTTCACAATACTCCTTAGCAGCAGACCATTTAGTTTGGTTCTTAGCGTAAGTTAATGCAGCATTACGATAGGCAGCAGTTTTTTTATTTTTCTCATTCGGTGGTTGTGTTTGTTTTTTAGGTTTAACCTCTATAATATACTTAGTTATTTTTCCAGTCTTTTCACGGACTTTTATGTAGAAATCAGGAAAATAACGTCTCACTTTACCATCAGGTGCTCTGTATGGTATGATAACCTCTTCTGACCCCCACTCTAATATTGAGGGGTTATTATCACAGAACACCATGAATTTCCGTTCCCAAAGTGACCTGTAGATAACTCTAGTTGGGTTGCCACGATACTTTTTGGGATTGATAGGTTTATAAATCCCAGAATACGCCATAAATATAATTGTACCAACATAGGTATTTAGCGTGTCAATAGATAGATTTTTAGGAGTAATGAATGCCAACGGCGGAATGTCGATGAGCAATAACTTCGTGGTGAAAATTGGAAATTCAATGGAGGACTTTAAAAATCCCTCTATGAATCGTAATATATTTGAATTTTTATGCGACGAAGCACAGTTACCAAACACACAAGCAGCAACTGGAACATTGAAAGGTAGATATACTGGTGAGGGTGAGATAAATTATCCACATACCAGAGTATTTACTGAATTTCAGTTAGGATTTCAATGTGATGCTAATATGACACCATTAAAATTTTTATATGATTGGTATGGACAGATTTTTCAAGAGAAAGATGTTAATGGTAGTGAATATGGCACACTTGAATCATCAGGAGGAAATAGTTTAGAAGATTCTTATTCACAAGCAAATAGAGTAAAAAATAGAACCACTACTCTAAATTATCCATCAGACTATTGTAAAACAATATATGTGTCTAAAACTGAATTAGGACCTGCACTTAATTTTGGTCAGAGAACATCTGGAACATTTATTTTAGATCATGCATGGCCGTATGCTATTGATGCAGTGCCACTACAATTTGGAGCAGGACAATTAACAAAAGTAACTGCACAATTCTATTACACAAAACATTACTACGTTGATAGTGACGTCAACAATATGTTCCGATTTCCATTCCTTAATCCTGGCGACTCTCCTATTGCATTGATGAATGGATACAACAAATTTGACTAGTCAAATTTGACTTTTGAATTCCATAAAAGCGGGAAAATTTTTCCCGCTATTTTTTGTCTGAAAAAGTCGCTAAATATAAATATGACCTTGGAGTAAATATTATGGCATTGCCAACCGTCGATTTGCCAACACATGAGTTGGAAATCCCGTCAAATAAGAAAAAGATAAAATTTCGTCCTTTTTTAGTAAAAGAGGAAAAAGTGTTACTTTTAGCACTAGAAAGTGATAATGAAAAAAATATTAGGAACGCAGTTCTTAATTTATTGAAAGGATGTATTTCATCAAGAATAAAAATTGATAATCTTGCAACTTTTGATTTAGAGTATATTTTCCTCAATATTCGTGCAGTTTCTGTTGGAGAAGTTATTGATATTAATGTTACATGTCAAGATGATGAAAAAACACAAGTTAAGTATCAATTAAACCTTACTGATGTACAAGTTAATTTTCCAGAAGGACATAGTAATAAAATTATGCTAACCGATGATCTAGGTGTTATAATGAAGTATCCATCATTTAATAGATTTGTGGAAAGTCAATTTCAACAAAAAGATGTGAATGAGGATACAGTTATAGAGATTATTGCTGAAAGTATAGATCAAATTTTCCAAGGAGAAGAGGTATTTGATGAATCTACCACTACTCCAAAGGAATTTATTGAATTTGTAGAGAGTTTGACAACTCAACAACTAGAAAAACTACAAAAATTCTTTGAGACATCTCCTAGATTAGAACATAAGTTTAAGGTTAAAAACCCAAATACTGACGTAGTGTCTGATTACACAATATCGGGATTACAAAGTTTTTTCGGATAGCCCTCTTTCATAATTCGTTGGAGGGGTATTACAAGACTAACTTTGCTTTGATGCAACATCATAAATATAGTTTGAGTGAAATTGAAAATATGATGCCATTTGAGAGACAAGTTTACGTATCTCTCTTACAACAGTATATGGAACAACTTAAACAAGAACAAAAACAACAACAATAATGGCAGCAGGAACAGTTGGTTATACCGATACTAGGGGTAATAAAGACTACACTAGTATGATTGCAAGTCAAATTGGAAGACGTCTTAAAGAAGCTTCCAATATGGCAGGAGAAGAGCGTGCCTATGCATCAAAACAAGCAGAAGCGGGTGGAACATCATTAGAAGAAGCAGGGATAGGTAAAGGATATTTTTTCGGAAGAGCCCTTGGTTCAAGATTTGGCGGAGATAGAATCGCCAGAGCTAAGGGCAGAATGGGTATGGGTGGTGCTGGAACTAACCCTGCCACTAATTACAAACAAAGATTTCGTGGTGGATTTGATTATAATGTAACTAATCAGTCTATAACTGATGTTGCACCATTATCAAATGCACTTGTTGTAGGACTACGTGGTGTAGAAGAAGGATTGAGTGACGTTGCAGGAGCAATACAAAGACAGGGAACAGTATTAAATCAACTTTCTCAGTCACAAGCTGATATGGCGAAGGCAACCATGTTTAATGGTTACCTTTTTGCAATGTTTCAAAGTCAGCAGAAACGAGCTCAAGGGAGAGCGAGTTTACGTAGAGAAGAAGCATCAATAGAAAGAGGTCGTAGGAGAATAGGAGGAGCATCATTTGGTGGAGCTGGTGGTGGTCGTGGAATGATCAACGTCACAGGAGGTAAAACTGGTCGTGGTGCTGGACTTCTTGGTGGTTTGACTGCTCTTGATGCTGCTAATTTTGGAATAGGTCAGAGTATACGATCAGCATCAAAAAAAGCAACAACTTCTGGTAGAGCAATAAAGGCAGGACAAACTGGTATTAGAGCTGGTCTCTCAAATCCTCTAAAAGGTGCAAAAACACTTGGTGCAAGTATTGGCAAAAATTTAAACAAAGTAACTCAAAATGTTGCAAAAATGTTTAAGATCCGACCAAATGCGGTAAGATCAGCACTTAAAACAGTAAACAAAGGAAAAGCAGCAGCTGCTGCTGATGCTGTTAGTGGTGGTTTTGGAGGAGCATATAAAGGCACTAAACCTCAAACTATGGATCCTTTTGATGCTCTCCTAGGAGATAAGGAATTCCTTTCTGGATTTGGTGATGGTCCTCAGTCTGCAAAGTTACGAAAAGAGATGCAGGAAATAGCAATGCAGTCTGCAGACCTTAGAGAATTAGATCAGATAAGGAAATTTTCTGAATTTGGCATTGATGAGGCAGCTGATGGTGTGACTATGACTGTCAGATCTACTCCTGTAGGAGAGTCTGCAGCATTAGCAAAAAATGTTTCACCAGAAGATGCTGCAAGACTAGCTCCTTATAGAATAGCATCTGCACAAGATGCGGGTGTAAAAGCAGCAGATATAGCAACTGATCAACTTGTTAAAAAAGGAATGAAACAAGGACTTAAGAGGGGTGGAGCAGTAACTAGAATGCTAGTTAGGAGGTTTGGTGCTGCTGGAGTTAGATCTGGTCTTAAAAAAATTCCAATTATTGCTGGTCTTGCTGGTGTTGCTTTTGGTATTCAACGTGCATTAGAAGGAGATTTCTTAGGAGCTGGTCTTGAAGTTACTTCTGGTTTACTTGGTGCTACTGGTGTTGGTGGTGGATTAGGTTTAGGTATTGATGGATTCTTACTTGCCAGAGATTTAGGAATGACCCCTATGGCGGAGGGTGGTATTGTTAAAGGAAGAAGAGGACTTGGATTACCAATGATGCTTGGTAATCGTTTGCCATCAGTAGTTGGAGAAGGTGGATCTGATGAAGCAGTTTTACCATTAAACAAGAAAACTTTCCTTAATTTTGGTCTTGGTTTTATGGATGCGATAAAGGATAAAAAGAGTGATTATGCCAAAATAACAGGAATGGGTGTTTTCTCTGGTATAGGAGATGCAGCAAGTGGTGGTTTATTTGAAAATATTGGAGGTGGAATATCAAACATAATTGATGGTGTAAAAGATATGTTTGGTAATTTTAAAGACAATTTTAAGGAAACATTTAATAATCTCAAAGAATCACTTGGAAATACATTTAATAATCTAAAACAGCAGTTTGGAGAAAAATTTAGTAATTTCAAAGATTCACTTGTGAGTAAATACAACAATTTTAAAGATTCAGTTGGAAATAAAATTAATAATGTTAAACAGTGGTGGAATAAAGATTCGTCAGACGGAAGTATGATTGATAATGCAAGATTTGGTGTTAAAAAATTCATAAACAGAGCATTTGGTAAAGATGATGCTAAGAATATGAAGGAATACAATCCTACAGAAGGTGTGACATATGGTTCATTACCTTCTAACTATAAAGAAGAAGAAGCAAAATATTTTCAAACTGGAATGTATACTCCTAATGTAGAAAATAGTGGTATAAATGTTATACCTGGTAATATGACTGGACACACAGTTATCACTAACAACTATTATGGTGGTGGTGGAGATGGTGGTGGAACAGAGACAGGTGAAGGTAACCCCACTATGTCTGATCTAGGATTTGAAGGATTAGTAGCAAATTACGCTATGGCGACTAAAATGTAATTATGGCAGAACAGGATTTTCAAAATGCTACTGAATATAAGTTAAAGAAATTTACTATATCAAAAGGTGATGGTAGTAAAGAAACATCTTTACTTAATAGTGATATGATTGCTACATTTTCATTTCATGAAAGTGTTACTAATCCGTTTCTTGGAGCATCAGTTCTTATAAGTGATTCAAATGGTTTTATTAACACATTTCCTATTCAAGGTGGTGAAATTGTAAACATAGAGGTTTCAACAAGTTTTGATAAACAGGTAAGTGGAGGTCAACCGACAAAATATAAACTTAAAGTTTTTAAGATTGCAAGTAGAGTTATAAAAAATAAACAACAAACATATACTTTGGTAATGGTATCTGAGGAAGCTTTTACAAATGAAATTGTTAGACTTGAAAAACAATTATCAGGCAAACCAGATGAAATAGTGACAAAGTTAATCAGAGAAAATTTAAAATCTAGTAAAGAAATTTTTGTAGAACCATGTAAATTTTCTGTAAAAATGTTGCCAGCAAAAAGAAGACCATTTGATATCATAGCAGATATGACTAAGAGAAGTATATCTGGTAATGCAACATTTACAACTAAAAAAACAAAAACAAAAAAAGTAAAAAATGAAAAAGGAAGTGCATTTGATAATAAGAAGACATCTGGAAAAGAAAACGAAATAAAAGGAACTGCTGGATATTTTTTCTGGGAGTCACTTAGAGGATTTAACTTTTATTCAGTTGATGCGTTATGTTCTCTTCCAAAACTTGACAAACAGGGTAATTATAAAGAGGGTACAGAAGAATTTCCTGCAAAAGATTTAAGATCTAAACCATGGGGTCCTTACAAAGAAGTTATTGCTAACAAAGGTGATGGTGAAGATCAAAGAGGTGTAGTAAGTAATTTTAAGTTTGCTTCTGAGGTTGATGTACTACATTCACTGAGAAAAGGAAAATATTCATCTGTACTTGTATTTTTTAATATGAGCACAGGACAGTATGAAGAATATACTTATAAGATTCAAGCAAGTTATGATGCTATGTCACATCTAGGAGGTCAAGACTCAATATCTTTAATACCTACTAATCAAGAGGAATTATCAGAAACTCCATCAAGAGTTATGAGTGCAGTATTAGATCATGAAGCATGGTACAACGACCCAGACATTGCTGACCCAGATTCTGCAGCAACTGATAATCCATCAGAGTATGCTGATTGGATAAAATATTATGCTGCACAAACTACTGCTAGATTTGATTTACTTCAAAATCAAACAGCTAAATTTACAATACCTGGTAATCCTCATATATCTGCAGGAGATAAGGTAAACATTCTTATTCCAAACAAATTAGCAGATGAATTGAAAAAAGAAAAACCATTTGATG